AATGATCTCTTGCAATTATACGAAGGAAAGTATAAACAAGTAGTTGAAGGCTTCTCGATAGAACAAATGGGAAGACGAAGACGAGATGAATATCAAAGTGGTGTTCCTCGAGTCGGAGGAAAATAAATATATAAGGAGATAAACTATGGCTATACAACAAGCGATCGCGAACAGCTTCAAAAAACAACTTTTAGAAGGTGGTCACGATTTTAAATTGTCTGGTGGAAGTAAGTTTAAACTCTCTCTTTATACCGCAGGTGCGACTTTAACTTCTGCTACAACATCATACACTACTTCTCAAGAAGTGTCACCTTCTGGACAGTATACAGCAGGTGGTGGTGCGTTAGTTAATGCAGGAACATCAATCACTGCTGGTGTAGCAAGAGTAGATTTTGACAACTTATCTTTTACTGGTGTAACGTTAACTGCAAGAGGTGCATTAATTTATAATACATCATTAACTAATGCAGCTGTTGCTGTATTAGATTTTGGTTCAGATAAAACTGCAACTTCTGGTACGTTTACAATTCAGTTTCCAGCACCAACTTCAACTGCAGCGATCCTAAGAATCTCTGGATAATAGCATAGGAGATAATTTCCTATGTCTAATACCTGGGGTAATTTTACTTGGGGCTTCAATCAATGGAATGATTTATCAAATATAAATCTTTCCGTTACAGGGATTCCTTTATCTGGAAATTTAGATAATGTAACTATCAACGCTGAACTTAATTCAGGTTGGGGTAGACAAGAATGGGGAACTCAAGGTTGGGGTATTCAAGGCACTTTAATACCTACAGGTGAATCTTTATCAGCTAATTTAAATTCAGTAACTGTTACTGCAGAAATAAATGTAGGTTGGGGTTCTGATACTTGGGGTTATGAAACTTGGGGTACATCAGGTCAATTAGTTGATGTAACAGGAATAGAACTTTCAGGAGATTTAGGAACATTATCAGCCACTGGTACTTCTTCACTTGATTTAACTGGTGAAGAAATGACTTCAGTTGTTGGTGATGCTATAGGATCATCAACTGTAGGTGTAGATGTAACTGGTCAACCAATGACTATGACGCTTCAATATCAAGAAGCGGTTGTAGATGTTACAGGACAAGAATTAACAGCTAATGATGGAACAGCTAGTTTAGATGCAAACACAATAGCTGAAGTATCAGCAACTTCTGCTTCTTCATGGGGATATAAATCTGCATGGGGATTTGGTGTATATGGTAATCAACAAATTACTACACTTGCAATGGCAATGCAGGAAGGTGACGTAGATCCTGCTCCAGATGTATCATTAACCGGTCAACCAATGGCCATGGTTCAAGGTGAAGAAACGGTCACTGCAGATGCTAATATATCACCTACAGGTCAAGCTTTAACAGCAGCTCAAGGAACAGCTACTTTAGATGCAAATACTCAAGTAGATGTAACAGGTCAAGCTATGGCTATGCAGGAAGGTGATGAAACAGTTAGTGGAAATGCTACTGTTATTACTACAGGAAATGCCTTGACAATGGCTCAAGGAACCCTTAGAACGTTAATATGGAACCAAATAAATACTGGTACAGCGCCAGTGGATCCACCAGGTTGGCAAGAAGTCGACACTGCTGCATAAAAATAATATATTGACTTTATAGTCAAAATTTATAAAATTTAAATAATTGGAGACATAAAATATGGCAAACTCAACATCAGCTAATTTAAAATTAACTGTACAAGCAACTGGTGAGAACTCTGGAACTTGGGGTCAAATTACAAATACAAACTTATTAATTTTAGAACAAGCTATCGGTGGTTACTCTTCTATTGCAGTTACTTCTGGTGCAACTTTAGTTTATTCAAACGGTGCTTTATCAAATGGTAAAGATGCAGTAATTAAATTAACAGGAACAATTGCAGGTGCAATTAACGTAGTTGTTCCAGATTCAGTAGAAAAAACTTACGTTATTGAAAACGCAACTATAGGTGCATTTACTGTAACTGTTAAAACTACTTCAGGAACTGGAGTAACTTGGGCAGCAACAGACAAAGGTACTAAAATGGTTTACTCTGATGGTACTAACGTTGTTGACACAGCTTTCACAGATTTATCTTCAGACATCACTCCGCAATTATCAGGTATCTTAGATACAAATGGAAATGATATTATTGTTGATGACGCTGGTGCGATTGAAGATGATTCAAATAATCCATACATAAGATTTCAAAAAACAGCTTCAGCTGTTAACTACATTGATGTAACTAACCAAGCAACTGGTACAGGTCCAGCAATTGATGCTGTTGGTTCTGACTCAAATATTGATTTAAATATTTCTCCAAAAGGAATTGGAAGAGTTGTTTTAGGTGCTGGTAAAATTCAACAAGTAGCTGAAAAAGTAACTAACTCAGCTACAGCTGCAACAGGAACTGTTGACTACGATGTTATTACTCAAGCAGTTTTAAACTATACTACAGATGCTTCAGGAAACTGGACATTAAACATTAGAGGAGATGCTTCTAATTCACTAGATTCTATTATGGATACAGGTGAATCGATTACAATAGCTCATCTAGTTTCACAAGGCGGAACTGCATATTATAATTCAGCAGTTACAATTGATGGTAGTTCAGTAACTCCAGAATGGCAAGGTGGTTCAGCACCAACAGCAGGTAATGCTAGTAGTATTGATGTTTATACATATACTGTTATAAAAACAGGTGCGGCAACATTTACAGTTTTAGCATCGCAAACACAGTTTGCATAATAGGAGGATAGAAAGATGCCTTTATTAGGAACTAGAGCAGCTGGTTCAGCAATTGGATATGGAAGAGGTGGCGGAAGAGGACCTTACGCTATTGAATATATGATCGCAGCCGGTGGCGGCGGTGGTGGTGCAACATCAGGAGCAGGTGGAGGAGCAGGAGGATTACAAGTTTTCTCATCTGTTGATGTAGCTCCAGATACTCCTTTCTCAGTCACAATCGGTGGCGGTGGATCTGGTGGAACCAATAATGTTGGAGGAAGTGGGTCACCATCTTCATTTGGACCAGACAGTTCAACAGCTGGTGGAGCAGGAGCAAACTCAGCATCTAGAAATGGAAGACCAGGAGGATCTGGTGGAGGATCAGGATCAGCCGGTGGAGGATCACCAGGACCAGGAATACCAGGTCAAGGAAATCCAGGAAACCAAGGTGCTGGTGGTGGTAAAGGCGGTGCAGCTGGATTCCAGTCTCCAGGACCAGGATATTCATACCCAATTAATGGTGGTTATTATTCACAAGGTGGCGGATATGGTAACAACACAGGTTTTAACCCACAACCAGCTAACTCAGCTAATGGTGGACCAGGAAGAGGAGCAGGTGGAACAGGCGGAGACGCAGGTTCTGGTATTGTAATTGTTTCTTATGATGGGGAAACACAATTAGGAACAGGAGGATCTGTTTCAGTAAGTGGTGGAAGAACTATCCATACATTTAATTCACCTGGGGAGTATGTTGCGTAATGGCACACTTTGCAGAGATAAAATCTTCAGATAATAAAATATTAAGAGTTGTTGTTGTAAGCAACACAGATGTAGATAATGCAGGCGGAGATTATTCTACAGGAGCAGAAAATTGGGTAACAGCTAATATTGCAAGAGATCCAAGTATTCAAAGTACTTATCCAGAAACCTATTGGAAACAAACTTCTTATAATAGAAACGCAAGACATAATTATGCTATGGTTGGTGGAACATGGGATCAGGCTAATCAAGCTTTTGTAGAAATAAAACCATTTGATTCATGGACTTTAAGTTCTAATTTTTTATGGGAACCACCAGTAGTATACCCAACAACTGCTGATATAGATGGAGTTGAAATACAAATTCTTTGGGATGAAGCAAATCAAATTTGGAAATGTTATAAAGAACAAGATCCATATCCTATGTATTCTTGGAATCCTGACACACTTGTATGGACAGCTACAGGTGAGAATTACAACATAAATCAGTAAGTATTGTAAAAAAATAATTTTTTGTTATAACATGTCTCATGTTTACGAAAGAGATATACTATTATTTTAAACAAGTTTTACCTATATCACTTTGTAATGACATTATTAAATACGGTAATAATGCAACAAAGATACAAGGTGAAATTGGATTAGAACAAGCAAGAAAAAAAGTTATTAGAAAATTAACTAAGAAAGAAAAACTAGAACCTAGAAAAATGAGAAAATCTAACATTGCATGGTTAGATGATCCTTGGATTTATAAAGAAATTCAACCTTATGTGCAAATTGCAAATAAAGAAGCAAATTGGAATTTTAATTTATCAACAGTAGAAAAAATACAATTTACGGAATATCTTCCTGGTCAATTTTATAATTATCATCAAGATAACTTTCACAATGAAGGTTTAACAAGAAAAATATCAATGACTGTTAATTTAAGTGATGGCAATTTATATGAAGGAGGAGATTTAGTATTTAAGACTATTGACAGAAATAATCATGACGTGATAGAAATAACAAATAAAGAATTTAGACATCAAGGAACATTATGTGTATTTCCATCTTTTGAGTTACATAAAGTAACTCCTGTTACTAAAGGTGTTAGGTATTCTTTGGTTTTATGGACATTAGGAGAAAATTTTAAATGACGAAAGAAATTAAATTTAATGAAATTGCATACGTGCAAAATATAAAATTAAACACTAAATCTATTATTAGTTTAGTTAATAAAACACCTTCTTCATCTATTTTAGATGAAGTTAGATCTATAACTAAAACAGATGTAGATGTAATGGATTATTCTCAAAAACCATATGGTATGGAATTTTTTCAAAAAGTTAAAAGTTACATTCAAAACTTTGCTAAAAAATATCATCATGCTGAATTAAGAGTTACGAATTATTGTTTTGTTCGTATGAAAAAGGAAGATCAAGTTGATTATCATAGTTCTTTTGAATCTAATTTTGTAGGTATTTATCTACTAGAAAAATCAGAAAAAAATCATCACATATGTTTTTATAGTAATGAAAAAGATAAAGATGTTAAAATAGAAATGAATCAAGGAGATCTTGTTTTATTTCCTTCTCATTTATTAAGAAAGTTTCCTAATTTAAAATCAAATAAAATCTATACGTATATTGTTTTTGATTTTCATTTAGATAAACCAAGAATTTATGACAAAAAATAATTTTGATAAAGATGGTTTTTTAATAATTAAAAAAGCAATCTCTAAAGAGTTAGCAGAATTTTGTTTTGATTATATAAATTTAAAAAGAAAAGTAGCATCTAAGCTTTTTCAAGATAGAGAAATATCTCCATTTATAAGATACTTAGGACACTGGGCTGATGAACAAGTTCCTAAAACGTATTCTCATTATTCAGATTTAGCTATGGAAATTTTATTATTAAAATGCAAATCAATTTTAGAAAAAGAAACTAAATTAAAATTAGTAGAAAATTATTCTTATGTAAGAATATATAAAAAACACGATAGCTTATTTAGACATAAAGATAGACCTGAATGTGAGATATCTTGCACTATGAATTTGGGTGGTGATCCATGGGCAATATATATGAAAAATAAAAAACAACATAAAGTTATGTTAACTCCAGGTGATTTAATTATATATAAAGGTTGTGAACTAGAACATTGGAGAGATGTATTTACAGGTGAAAACTGTACACAAGTTTTCCTACACTACAGTGATAAAAATAAAAAAGATATAGATAAAACAAAATATGATGGTAGACCTTTTATTGGATTACCGGAGTTTTATAAAGGCAGAAAATAATGATTTCATTATATATTCATACCAGTCATGATGGCTGTGTTACATGTATTAAAAATAAAAGATTATTGTTTCATCATCAAATAGATAGATTTAATAAATTTAAACACACAACTTCACCACATATTTCTTTCTTTAAAGAATTAACAAAATTAAATGAAAAGATAGATAGAGTTTTCTTTACATTTTTTATTAGAGATCATGCAACATATATTTGGGAAAAGTATTTAAAAAGATTAAGAATAATAGATAAATCAACAGAAGTTATTTATTGTACAGACAAACATCATATATTTCATGCGTCTTGTGCAAAATTATTTTATCCAAATGCTGATTATTATTTTGTTTGGGACAGAGAAGGTTTTACTAATGAACAAAATGAAACAGAACAAGAGAGTTTATTTAATAGTAAACTAACCAAAGTTTATTCTAATGTTAGAAAAGCAGACGGCTCTAATATTGGATTTGGAAGAAGGTATGACATTGCTACTAAAATATGTGGATTTGATTCTTTTGAAGAAGGTAAAACAATGGCATTAGCACAGTATAAAAAACCTGGTGCAGCTTTTTTTGAACAAAGAAGATTAGAAAATAAAAGTTTAATTTTATTTAAAACACTAGAATTATTGCATTTTAAAAAAGGAGATACTATTTGTTTAACAGGTGGAGTTACACAAAACGTAGTTAATAACTCTAATTTAAGAGATAAATTAAAAGATTTAAATATAGTAGCTGATCCATTTAATGGAGATTTTGGGATATCTTTAGGAGCTGCTGCTTACTATGAAGATTTACATAGAGTATATATACCTCTTAAAAGTATTTATACAGGTCTATCTACAGAAATAGATATTAATAGATTTTATAAATATTATAAAAAGAAAGTAGAATACAAAGAAGTATGTGAAATTTTACAAGAAGAACCGGTAGCTATTTTTCAAAGTAAATCGGAACAAGGTCAAAGAGGATTGGGAAACAGGTCTTTATTATTGGATATAAATGCTAAAGATGCAATTAATAAAATCAATGCAATAAAGAAAAGAGAATGGTTTAGACCATTTGCATGTTCTATATATGAACACGATGCTTCAACTTGGTTTGATACAAAAGGTAAATTATCACCATATATGATGTTTACATTCAAATCTAAAAAACCAAAACTAACTAAAAATGTTTGTTGTGTAAATAACACCAGTAGAATTCAAACTGTAAATCAATATTCAAATTATGGTCTAACTTGTTTATTAAGAACTAATAAAAGATTTTATGGTAGACCTTTATTATTAAATACTAGCTTAAATCTTCCAGGTCATACTTTAGTTGAGACTGTAGATGATTTATTATACATGTTTGAAAACACGCCTTTAAATTATATTTATTTTCCAGAAATACATACGTTGGTAAGCAAAAATGATATTCAAAGTAAAAGTAAAAGAACACAAAAAAATAAAAAGTAGACTAATTAATATATTAGAAAACTCTGAAGGAGAATCATACGATTCTATTAATCTAACAGATTGGCATTTAAATTCATCTAAAGAATATATGAAAATACTTGCTCCTCTTCTTACACCTTATATTAAAAAATTAATGAAAAATTTATATGGAAAACATACTGATAAAGTAAAAGCTAATTTAAGTAATGTTTGGTATCAAATATATGGTAGAAATTCTAAACATACTTGGCACACACATACTCAAACTCAATTAGCTAATGTGTATTTTGTAGAATTACCTGAGAAAAAATATTCAACTAAATTTTTAAATTATAAAAATATTGATGTAGAAGAAGGTGACATATTGACTTTTCCATCCTGGTATTTACATTCATCTCCTGTTATAAAGTCAGATAAAAGAAAAATAGTTATAGCATATAATTTAGATATGGAGAGTTTAATATGATGTGGCCTACAATTTGTATTGATGATTTCTTTACTAATCCAAAAGAAATTTTAGATTATGCAAAAACATTAGAGTATACACCATCAGCAGATGGAACCTGGCCTGGAGCAAGATCAAAACCATTACATCAATTAGATAATAATTTTTTTAGTCATGTAACTGGAAAGATGTTAGCAGCTCTATATCCAAATGAGTGGAGAGAATTAAGTTGGCATGCTGATAGTTATTTTCAAAAGATTGATTCAAGATGGAAAGGACAAGGTTGGGTACATAAAGATGTTGGTAAAGAAATTTCTTCAATAATTTATTTAAGTGACAATGTTGATTGTGGTACTTCTTTATATAAACAAATTACCTATAAATCACTTCCTTTAGAAAACAACAAAACAAATTACAATTTAAATCCTGAAACAATGAAAAGTAATAAATATAAAAAAGATCTTATGGAACATAATAAAGGTTATAGAAAAACTGTTTCTTTTAAATCTGAATTTAATAGATGTATTATGTTTGATTCTTATCAATATCATGCTGTAGATGATTTTAATAAAGATGATAGTAAAGAACGCATAACTATAATTACATTTTTTGATTCAATAACTAGAGGCAATCGTACAGCAGTTAAACCACATGCTGGTGAAAGTAGGAGATTATAATGAATTTAACTTATTGGTTTCCAACTGTATTAGGTGAATCAAATATGCCAAATGCACAAGAAGAATATATAAAATTAAAACCACATATAGAAAAGATTGTAAGTAAATCTAAGAAATGTTTTAATTATTATCCAATACATAAAGATAAAAAATTTAAAAGAATAAATGAATTTGTATTAAAAGAAGTAACAGAGTATGCAAAAGCACACAGTTTTGATGAACCTAAGATTCAGGAATCCTGGTTTAACAACTATGGACCAGGAGATTTAAATGATCCTCATACTCATGCTGGCTCTCATTTAACAGCGGTGTTTTATTTGGTAGGTCAATTAGATGATACTGCTTTATTAATATATAGTCCTGTTCCAACAGACATGTCTAATCCAAGTAAAAAAACAGTTATTAATCCACACAATAAATCAAATCCTTTTACATCAGAAACTTGTATCATAAAACCTTCTACTGGTTTTTTATGTATATTTAGAAGTTTCTTAATTCATCAAGTTCCAACTAAAATGAGTGATGCGCCTAGGATATCTTTAACTTATACATTTAATGTTTAAAGAATTTAGAAAACATTTGAAGAGTGTACGTTTTCCAAAGAAACAAGAGACTTGGGATATATCGGGAATACTAGGTAATCAAAGATATAATTTTGATATAAGAAAAATAAATGAACCTCAGAAATTTACTACTGGAACTAAGGCAGATAAGATAGTATTTGACATGCCAGATAAATGGATTGTTCTAGATACACAAGAATTACACACTTATATAGTTAAGAATAAAGTGACATATTTACAATTAGAAGATTTGATATCTAAATTAGAATGGAATATAATACTATCAAAAAATTAAAAACCTTATATAATGGGTTATTATGCTTCAAAAACTACAATTTAAACCAGGTTTCAATAAACAAATAACACAGTCAGGAGCTGAGTCTCAATGGACTGATGGTGATTTTGTTAGATTTAGATATGGACTACCAGAAAAAATAGGTGGTTGGCAGCAATTAACTATTGATAATGAAACTCTTCCCGGTGCAGCAAGAGCTCAACATACATGGACATCTCTAAATGGTGAAAAGTATGCAGCTATAGGAACATCACAAGGTTTGTTTTTATACTATAGTGAAAAATTTTATGATATCACACCTTTAGATACAGGAATTACTGGAGCTAATTTTGATGCATCAACTGGTTCTCCAACAGTTACTGTAAACAAAACTTCTCATGGATTAAGCGCTGGAAGATATGTAACGTTTTCATCAGTTACTGTTCCAACAGGATCAGGTTATGCAACAACTGATTTTGAAAATAATACATTTGAGATATCAAATGTAACTGCAAATGCTTTTGATATTACAATGCCATCTAACTCTGCAGCTACAACTTCAGGAACAGGTTCAGCACAAATTGATCCTTATGTAACTGTTGGTCCAACATTTCAAACAGCAGGTTATGGATGGGGTACATACTTATGGGGAGATTCAACATGGGGTACGGAACGTACAACTAGTGACGTGATCCTGGATCCAGGCATCTGGAGTCTTGATAACTTTGGAGAAATATTAATTGCAACAATTAATAATGGTCGAACATTTACTTGGGATGCAGGTGCATCAAGTCCAAGATCAAATAGAGCAACTCTTATGTCAGGAGCTCCTACTAAAACAAGATTAACTTTGGTATCCGATAGAGATAGACACTTATTTCACTTTGGAACTGAAACAACTATTGGAAATCCTTTAACTCAAGATCCAATGTTTATAAGATTCTCAAACCAAGAAGACTATTCAACTTACCAACCAACAGCAACAAATACTGCAGGTACATTTAGATTAGATACAGGTAATAAAATTGTAGCAGCTGTTCAAGGTAAAGATTATGTATTTGTATTAACCGATAGTGCAGCATATGTAATTCAATTTGTAGGTCCACCGTTTACGTTCAGTGTTAGACAAGTTGGAACAAACTGTGGATGTATTGGACAAAATGCAGTTAGTTATTCTAATGGTATGATATTTTGGATGTCGGGTGAAGGTGGATTTTTTGCATTTGATGGAACAGTTAAAGCATTACCGTGTTTAGTAGAAGACTTTGTATTTACAACTACAGGAGATAATCTAGGTATTAACTACAATGCAAGTCAAATTATTTATGGTGAACACAATACTTTATATAATGAAGTAACATGGTTTTATCCAAAATCAGGATCTACACAAATTGACAGATGTGTTACTTATAACTATGGAGAAAACTGTTGGACAACTGGATCATTAGCTAGATCATCCTATGCAGACACAGGTGTATTTGATGTGCCTTATGCAACACAATATAATTCAACAGCTACACCTAATTTTAATATTCAAGGTATTACAAATTTATATGGAGCATCTATATATTACCAACATGAAACCGGAACTGATCAGGTCAATTCATCTGGTGTTACTTCTATTAATGCTTTTATACAATCTGGTGATTTTGATATTGCAGCAAGAAGAGGTATCACAGGTCAATCTACTGGCATAGCTGATTTTAGAGGGGATGGTGAATTTATTATGTCTATGAAACGTTTTATACCAGACTTTCAAGTATTAACTGGTAATTCAAAAATTACATTACTTTTAAATGATTATCCAAGTAACACAGCATCAAGCTCACCACTTGGTCCCTTTACAATTACATCATCTACTGATAAGGTGGACACTAGAGCAAGAGGTCGATTGCTTTCAATTAAAATAGCTAATGACGCTGTAGGTGAAACTTGGCGTTATGGAACATTAAGAGTAGATGTACAACCGGATGGTAGACGTTAATGGCTAAAGTAGTTGCATACATACCTGAACCCAAACAAGAATATGATGTCGAAAATCAAAGACAGATATTAGAATCTTTATCTACATTAAAAAACGAATTAAATTTTGGTTATCAAAAAGATTTAAAAGATGAACAAAATACGTTTAACTGGTTTATATCATAATGACTATACAATATAAAAATCAAGGTTTTAATTTAACCACTACT